GCGGGCAACAGCACCGAGCAATGGGCGCACGGCTGGGTTTCATCTGAGTGGGCTCTACAGCCCGCTGGGATGGTGCAGCTGGGAGCAGCTGGTGGATGACTTCCTCCGTGCCAAGGGTGATGCACCGGCGCTTAAGTCGTTTGTCAATACGCGACTGGCTGAGACATGGGAAGAGGATTATGCGGCGAAGGTGAGCGCTGATGGTCTGCTGGCCCGGCGGTTGGATTACAAGCCCGGCATGTGCCCTGCTGGCGTGGTGCTGCTGACGGCTGGCGTGGACGTGCAGGACAACCGGCTAGCGGTGAGCGTGTGGGGATGGGGTGAGGGTGAGACGGGCTGGCTGGTGTGGCATCAGGAGCTGATGGGTGACCCGACGCAGACGGAGGTATGGGAGCAACTGGATCATGTGCTGGCGACTGAGTGGGAGACGGAGTGCGGCAAGCACCTGAAGCTGGCGCAGGTGGCGGTGGACTCTGGCGGCCACTGCACCCATGAGGTGTACAGGTACGTGCGTGATCGCGGGTCGCGTGGTGTGGTGGCGATCAAGGGCAGCAGCAGGCGCAACAGCCCGGCGGTTGGTAAGGGCAGCAAGGTTGACGTGAACTGGCGCGGCAAAGTGATCAAGCGCGGCGTCACGCTGTATCAGCTGGGCACCGACACGATCAAGACGACGCTGTTCGGTCGGCTGCGCCACAACGAAACGATGGGCGGCCTGAACTTTGGCCTAGCTGCAGACGATGAGTATTTCCGGCAGCTCACCAGTGAACGGCAGGCGTTGCGGTATCACCGGGGCTTTCCCATCAGGGAATGGGTGAAGAAGGCAGGGGATCGCAATGAAGCGCTGGATTGTGCGGTGTATGGCTATGCGGCGATGTTGATCTATGGGCGCAAGATGAACAAAGCAACGATGTGGGAACAGTTAAGGGTGCAGCTGGAAGAAGGGAAGAAAGCACCGCTAAGATCAAGGAAGCAACAGCCGGTAGCGGCTGGGCCTGGATTCGTCAGCAACTGGTAGGCCGTGAACATCCCCAGCGAGATCCGGGCAGGCGACACGATCAAGTGGCGCGACGTTGCGGGAGTCGACAATCTGGGCGATGCGGTCAGCAGCGCTGACTACACACTGACCTACTGGCTGCGCACCAATACGGCTAGCGAGGGCGCGTCAGTTGTTGGTACGGCATATGGCACCGGATGGGAGTTCACCATCGCGGCCAATGTGAGCAGCGGCTTTGACGCTGGCAAGTGGTATTGGCAGGCGATAGCAAGCAAGAGTGGATCAGTGATCACGCTCGGTGCGGGGCAGTTGACCGTGGATGCGGTGCTGTCCTACGCGGGCACACCGGGTGCATTTGATGGGCGCACGCAGGCGCAGATCGACCTGGATGCAGTGCAGACTGCGATCCGCGCGATTGTTAGCGGCGGTGCCAAGCAGTACAGCATCGGCAGCCGGAGCTTCACAAAGCTGGACCTGAGTGAGCTGATGGAACGCGAAAGTAAGCTAAAGGCTGAGGTGAAGCGTGAGCAGATGGCGGATCTGATCGCCAACGGCTTGGGCAATCCGCACAACCTATTCGTGAGGTTCTGATGGGATTGCGGACGCGGCTATTCAAGGCGATGGGATTTGAGCCAACGCGGCCACGTGCGCGGGCGTATCAGGGTGCACGCGTTAGCAGGCTGACTGCTGACTGGGTAACAAGTGGCACCAGTGCTGACAGCGAGATCAAGTCGAGCTTCAAGGCACTGCGCAATCGTGCGCGGCAGCTGTGCCGTGACAACGACTATGCCAGGCAGGCCCTGCGCAGCATTCAGAACAACGTGATTGGGCATGGCATCAGGCACCAGTCACAGGTGCGGATGCAACGTGGCGGCCGGTTGGATGAGGCGATCAATGGCCAGATCCACGAGGCATGGGAGAAGTGGATGCACAAGAGCCGCTGTGATGTAAGCGGATTGCTGGGCTTCCACGACATGGAGCGCCTGCTGTGCCGCAGCTTGGCGGAGAGCGGCGAGGTGTTCGTGCGGATGATCCGCCAGCCGTTTGGTGGGTCAAAGGTGCCGTTCGCGTTACAGGTGCTGGAGGCGGATTACCTGATCGACGACGACATCCCGCAGGCCGCGGCCGGTAACACGGTGCGGATGGGTATCGAGATTGATGGCTACCTGCGCCCGCAGGCTTACCACTTCTATGCCAACCATCCCGGCGACACGTATGCGGGCAACCCCCGCACCAATGGTCGCCGCGTGCGCGTCCCCGCTGATGAGGTGATCCATCTCTTCCTGCCGGAGCGGCCTGGCCAGACGCGCGGGGTGACGTGGTTCGCATCGGCGCTGATGAGGCTGCACATGCTGCAGGGCTATGAGGAGGCCGAGGTGGTGCGTGCTCGGGCTAGCAGCGCGTTGATGGGCTTCATCAGCAGCCCTGAGGGTGAGCTGATCGGCGATGAGGTGTACGAGGGCGAACGGGTGAGTGAGTTCACCCCTGGTGTGTTCAAGTATCTGGCGCCTGGTGAGAGCGTGACAGTGCCAGATCTGAACGCACCCGACGGCCAGCTGGAACCATTCACTCGATCGATGCTGCGCGCTGTAGCCGCTGGCGTTGGCGTGTCGTTCGAAAGCATCAGCAAGAACTTCTCAGAGAGCAACTACAGCAGCAGCCGGCTGAGCCTGCTGGAGGAGCGCGACACGTACAAAGTGCTGCAGCGGTTCTTCATTGAGAACTTCCATCAGATCGTCTACGAGAACTGGCTTGAGATGGCCGTACTGAGTGGTGAGCTCAAGCTGCCCGCATATGAGACCAACCCAGATCGCTACCGCGCAAGTCGCTGGATTCCGCGTAGCTGGGAATGGGTGGATCCCCAGAAGGAAGTGAACGCTTACAAGGATGCGGTGCGCTGCGGCTTTAAGACGCTGGGCCAGGTGATCAGCGAGCAGGGTGGTGATCTTGATGATGTGCTGGTGGCGCGTCAGGCTGAACTGGCGATGCTGGATGAAATGGACATCGTGCTCGATACTGATCCGAGCGAAGTGAACGCTGGCGGTGGCTCACAGCCCGCTGTGACGATGGGCGGCCAGCCGGCATTTGAAGATACGGATCCGCCAATGGAAGAAGAAGAGTACGAAGAGGAATCAGTTCTCGAGGATCCACTTGAGGGGCCTGAAGACTGATGGCAAACATTGCCGGCACTGAGATTAACCTGATGCCGACTGAAGGCATGAAGGAAGAAGCACAGCGCTATCGAGATTGGAAAGCTGACGGTGAACCAGGCGGCACTGAGGTTGCAGCGCGACGTGCTGGTCAGATCCTGAGCGGTGATGAGCTGAGCCCCGACACCGTGATCACGATGGCGGCATGGTTCGCGCGCCACGAGGTTGACAAGCAAGGCGAGGGATTCAGCACTGGAGAGGATGGCTATCCATCACCGGGCCGCGTTGCATGGGCTGCATGGGGCGGCGATCCGGGTCAGACTTGGGCGAATGAGAAGGCGGATAGAATCAAGGCATTGCAGGATAGACAAATGGAAGAGGCGCGCCCTTATCCAAATGAACATGCGGCGAGAATGACTGATCCCGATCAGTACGATGAGCTTCGCCGTGAGAACGATGCCGGCGGTGATGGCATTGATTTCATCTATGGCATTAAAGAAGGAGCAAGCGAGATCCAGGCAGTGCGGTTTGATGCGCAGCAGTTCACGCCAGATGAAGCGCGCACTTGGTTGAGCGAGCATGAAATGGATCCGATCATGTTCGAGGAGGCCACCGGCGAAGAGCGCACGATGCCCGGCATCGGCCGCCACCAGCGTGCAGAGCTCACAACCTTTGATGAGGTTGAGGATCGCACTTATGAGTTCCCCTTCAGCTCTGAGTATCCGGTTGCTCGTTACTTCGGCAACGAGATCCTGAGCCATGACGGCAAAGCAGCTGATCTCAGCCGGTTGAACGATGGCGCACCGCTGCTGTTTAACCACAACCCTGACCGCGTGATTGGTGTTGTGGAACGTGCCTACATCGATGGCAAGAAACGCCGCGGTTATGCACGTGTGCGGTTCAGCCGCAACGCATTCGCTCAGGAGATCCTGAGTGATGTAAAGGATGGCGTTCTTAGGAATGTCTCCTTTGGCTACTCCATCGACAAAATGGAAGAGCGTGGCAGTGGTGACTTTGTTGCTACTGCCTGGTCTCCTTATGAAGTTTCCGTCGTATCGGTGCCGGCTGATCCCGGCGTCGGTATCGGCCGATCTTTCGAGACCGAGCAAGCTGCCTCGGCAGCACCTACACCTGATCCCATTCCTGCAATGGAAACCACCACCCCTGATCTGGCAGTGGTGCGGGCCGAAGCCGCTGAGGCTGAGCGCTCCCGCATCGCTGGCATCTCTGCACTGTGCGACAAGCACAACATGGCCGACCTCGGCCGCCAGCTGATCGAGTCTGGTCGTTCTATCGACGATGCTCGCGCTGCTGTGCTCGATAACCTCGACATCAAACAGGAGCCCGTAACCATGAGCGCCGCTGAAATCGGCCTGACCGCGCAGGAGAGCCGCAGCTTCTCCTTCATGCGTGCCATCAACTATCTGGCAAACCCGACCGATCGCTCGGCCCGTGAGGCTGCTGCGTTCGAGATCGAAGCATCGGAAGCTGCTGCTGCCAAGCTTGGCCGCCAGTCCCGCGGTATCACCATCCCTCAGGATGTGCTGCGCCGTGATCTGACCGTTGGCGCTGCTACCGCTGGCGGCAACCTGGTTGCTACCGAGCTCGACGCCGGCAGCTTCATCGATCTGCTGCGCAACGCATCGGCACTGGACCAGGCTGGCGCCACCGTGCTGACCGGCCTCACCGGTAACGTGGCCATCCCCCGTCAGTCCGGCGCTGGCACTGCCTACTGGGTTGCTGAGTCCGGTGCTCCTACCGAGTCGCAGCAGACCGTGGATCAGGTGAGCCTGACTCCCAAGACCGTGGCTGCCTTCACTGACTACAGCCGCCGCCTGATGATCCAGTCCTCCATTGATGTGGAGAACATGGTGCGCACCGACTTGGCTCGTGTGCTGGCACTGAAGATCGACCTGGCTGGTCTCTATGGCACCGGATCCAACGGCGAGCCCCTTGGCCTGAAGCTGACCACCGGCATCGGCACCGAAGACTTCGCCGCTGACACCCCTACCTTCGCTGAGGTGGTGGCACTCGAGAGCGACGTGGCAACCGCCAACGCGCTGCTGGGTTCGCCCGTATATCTGATGAACGCCGCAATGCGCGGTGGTCTGAAGACCAAGGCCAAGGATGCAGGTTCCGGCCTGTTCGTGATGGAAGGCAACGAGGTGAACGGCTATCAAGGCGTTCTCTCCAACCAGGTGGCTTCCGGCGATCTGTGGTTCGGCAACTTTGCTGATCTGATCATCGGCTACTTCTCCGGCTTGGATCTGATGGTGGACCCCTACACCAACAGCACCTCCGGCACCGTGCGCGTGGTGGCTATGCAGGATGTGGACATTGCAGTCCGTCACCCTGAATCCTTCAGCCGCGGCAACAACACCCTCTGATCATGTTGATCAAGGTCCTACGGCAGACGATGCTTTCGGGCCGAGTGGTGAAGATTGGGGAAGTTCTAGAGGCTTCCCCCTCTGACGCCAAGCTCTTGATTGGTATCGGCAAAGCCGTTGAAGCTGTCGCCTTAGTGGCAGATGTGGTTGAGACCATTGCTCAACCTGCACCCAAACCAACCACCCCCCGACGGAGGGCAAAATCATGACGATTCACAATCTTGGTTCTAAGACCACGGTTCTTGGTCTGCTGCGCAACGACGTAGTGACTGCAACCGGCACCGGATCCGCCGTTGATCTGCTGGGCTATGAAGGCGACATGGCCATCCTTCTGGATGCCGAAGCCGGCGGTGCTGGCGTCACCTATGCAGTCAAGCTGACTGAATCCGACACTTCCGGTGGCTCCTACACCGACGTGACCGGTGGCGCATTCACCACCACCACCGCCAACACTGCATCGCTGCAGAAGATCTACGTGAACGTGACTAACCTCAAGCGTTTCGTGAAGGTCTCCATCACGGTCGCTGGTGGCACTGGCGCTGGCGCTGTTGCTGTGCTCGGTCTTGCTTCTGCTAAGTACGGCTGATTATGGCGTTCACTGAGGATCTGGATGTATTCCTTGCAGACTTTGGCGTTAGCTGCACAGCTGGCGCCGTTACTGCAAAGGGAATCCTGGACATGCCAAGCCAGGTGATCAGCGATGGGATGGTGCTCAGCACTGACTACACGCTGACAACCAGAACCTCAAGCTTTGGCAGTCTCATTCGCGGCGACTCGATCACCGTGGATGGGACTGCTTACACCGTCAGAGAGGCCATGCTGATGGATGACGGCAAGTTTGTGCAACTCGGATTGCAGAAAACATGAGCACCATCTACGGCGGCAACGCGGATCGTCCGCAGAACATCCATGCTTTTACCACGATCTCAAATGCCATCGGGTCGTCTGAAGCAATCGAGGTTGATGGCACGGTGTTTACCACGTTCGAAAAAATCACTGGTGGCCAAGTCACCTATCACGTGCAAGGTTCGATGAACGGCACTGATTGGGCAAACATCGGCGAGGCCAAAACCAAGGATGCCGGCAACCATATCCATACCTACTGCGACTATGCGGTGCGCTATCTCCGTCTCGATGTGACATCGATCAGCGCTGGCCGTAGCATCACGATGACTGTGTGCTGTGACTCATGACAACGCGCCGTGAGTCGATCCTGGCCAGGATCCGCAGCAACCTGACAGGCACTACAGGCGTTAGCACCAGGATCTATCGCAGCAGGGTCGAGCCACTTGCACGTGGTGAGTTGCCGGCCATCGTGGTTGAACCGATCAGTGACACATGCCAGCAACTGACAAGCGCGCCCACTCTGGATTGGACATTGACCGTTCGCGTTGCTGTGATCGTGCGCGGCAATATCCCCGATCAGGTTGCCGATCCGATTATTGAAGATCTGCACGCAAGGCTGATGACGGATCTGACGTGCAATGGCTTTGCCTATGATGTGCAGCCATCAACGGTGAACTTCGATCTGCAGGAAGCTGATCAACCATCTGGTGTGATCACCTGCGACTACGTGGTGAAATATCGAACGCGGATCGCTAATTTGGCACAGAGTCCGTAGCGGCTACGATGGAAGACGAATACAAAGGCCAGGGCGGCAGCTATCTGGTCGACACCAAAACCGGCAAGCGAAAGCTCGTCGAGCGGACACAGCCGGCCCCTCATCCCACAATCGAGGTAGCCACCGATGGCATCAGTTCTGACGCGCCGACGCCTGATCCTGGCGAAGATTGAATCCACCTACGGCACGGATTCAACGCCAACCGGTGGAAGCAACGCCATCTTGGTGCGCAACCTTGAGATTCAGCCGCTACTGGCTGAGACCGTCAATCGCGAACTGGTGCGCCCTTATCTCGGGCAATCTGATCAGCTGCTGAGCCAGACCCGCGTCGAAGTGACGTTCGAGGTTGAGCTGGCAGGTTCTGGCACTGCTGGCACGGCACCCGCCTATGGGC